ACCTCCAATACCTTGACCAAGATTACCTAATTGGTTGTAGCCCGCCATTTGAGCCTGTTGTTGCTGCTGTGCAGTAGACAAAGCTTGGCCATAACCCTGCTGCATAGCGTTGGCAATCGCTTGATTTTGTGTTTGCGCCAAGTTGCGACCCAACTCAGCGCGCTGAATACCTTCACGAGAACCACCAAAAGCACCCGATCTCACAGCTTGCGCTTGCAGACCCTGCCCCTGAATCTGGGCCTGACGATTCATCTCATCTAGTTGGCCTTGCAAAGCCAAATTCATAAATGGATTCATGTACTGAGAGATCTGCTGTTGCCCAATAGGCTGCGTCGCACCCAAAGTCCCTTGAGCCGCGAGCCCTTGCAAACCTTGCGCGGCATCATATTGATTGCGAGTGTCTGCACTGCGAAGTACATCTACACCTGTATTTACTGCTTGCTGGCCCACGCCTAATTGATTTGCAGCGTTAATCATGTATGGCTGATAGGCACCAATACCTTCTTGACCACCACGAATGGCATTCAACTGATTTCCGGACATCCCCGCAATTTGGTAATTAGGGGTTAGAAATCTGCCTTGTTGAGAAGCAAGGTTTGTTGCATCTACCTGTGCTTTAGCGCTTTCCAGCAACGCTAATTTTTGCGCCTCAATCTCGGGCGCTTCGCGGATAAATTGTGATTGGGATAGGACGTCTGCTGCCATGTTTTAACCTCGTGCTGCGTTCTTTTCAAGTTGATGCATTAATGCATACATGCGTTTTGCGCCTGCGCGTCTGTCGCCTTTGCCAGCGCCTCGAACGGCTTTGGCAGTCATTACAAATTCGCCGTCAGACAGCATTGCAGGGATTGAATCAGAGGTCGCGGTCCCCGGACCGTTAATTTGACCGGTACGTCTAGGATAACCGCCCTGCGCCAAACCTGCAATACCGCCCATGTTCATAGGCGTTGGGTTTCTTTCAGGTAGTGGCGGAAGATTCACACTTTTAGGAGTTACTACAGGCATGCTTTGCATTTGACTAGGCATCTGTGAAGGGATAATCATTCTAGGCATCAGTCCTGTAATGCCTCCGATGTACGGAGACATGGTGCGGCTTAACGACCCCGTAGGGAAGTTAGGTGTATTACGCGTGAACAAATACTGACCGCCGGATACACCTGCAACGCGCGGATCAATAGATGCTGTTCCGGGAGTACGGACTTGAATTGGAGTTACCGTAGGCGGCACGTAAGGAGGTTCCACTATTTCGCGTGGAATAGGAGGTGTTACCACAGGTGGGATCACAGGTGGAGTAGTGACCACAGGTGGAGGCGTTGTAACCACAGGTGGAGGCGTTGTAACCACAGGTGGAGGCGTTGTAACCACAGGTGGAGGTGTTGTTACCACAGGCGGAGGTGTTGTTACCACAGGCGGAGGTGTTGTTACCACAGGCGGAGTAGTGACCACAGGTGGAGGTGTTGTTACCACAGGCGGAGTAGTGACCACAGGTGGAGTAGTGACCACTGGGGTTGTAACTGTTGGGGTTGTAACTGTTGGTGTAGTTGATGTTCCAACAGGAACTCCTCCTGTTGTTTCACCTCCCACTAATGAACCAATTCCACCGTTTAAATTAGCTACAACAGGAAAATTGTTATTATTAGACACCGTTAAAGTATCCGCGGCCCCTGCATACTGATTAGGGGTAAGAATTTGACCGCCAACAGTTAACGGCGTGTAAGGTGGATTGACTACAGTGCCAGTAGTACCACCAGTTATAGTAGCTAGATCAGCAGCAGTAAAGGGTGTAATACCAATAGTGTTTCCAGCAGGACCCGCATCTAAACTACCTGCTAAAGGTGCGCCAATTTCCCAAGCGTTTGCAGCAGGATTCCATGTGCCAAGCCCTGCATCTACTTGGTCTACCGTAGCTAAAACTGTTCCGGGAGTTGTGTAAAAAGAATTTACCGCATTTGGATTGTCAGCATACCCGGCAACCCCACTTACAGGTATAGAAGTGGTGTCCCCCGCATTTGTAAGAATATCACTCTGCCTAGGGTCGTATCCAATACCAAATCTATCACCATAATCAAAATCGCTAAAACCACTTCCGTAATCTTGATTGACACGGAAAAAATCATCGTCACCAAACGCAAACTCTGGCAATCCTGTTTTAGGATTAATTGTGCCACGGCCACCCATGCGTTTTAGCATCTGAGCTTCTGCAGGATTAATGTGCGCCAGCATCGTATCGCCGTCCCGCCCCATCTTAGCAATATCAGCAAGGCCACCTTTAGCCATGCCAATAGGTTTAATCACAGAACCATCGTAGTAATTAACACCGGGCAAATTTTGAATGTAGTAGCGGCTAGGATTCTTGCTCATCAAATCACGCGCTGATCCGGGGCCCCCGGTCAACAGGCTTTGATAAGGAGACACCGGCGCAGGCTTAGGGCTAAATCCACCAAACGCTCCAATAGCACCAATACCAACCGCGGTCATCGGACCGTAAGTAGCCAACATTCCGGGCATTGCTACTTTGTATGCGTTTTGATATGCGGCCTCGCGCATAGCAGGTGTAGCATCAGGAATGCGTGCTGCCAAATCTGTAACAGCCTTTGCCGCTGCATCTTGAGCCGCGCCCATACCTTGCTGCTGAATGCCAGAAGGAGATATGTTGCTCTTGAAAAAGTCCGTAGCTTTGTCAAAAAAGCCGGGCTGCTGATTAGACATGATCCCTGTCTTATCAAAAGATCCGGGGAACTGTGTTGCATCCATTGGATTACCAATAGCAGGCGCAATAACATTCCCTGTTGCGGCACTGGTTATAACAGGAGGTTGAGTACTAATAGGGGGTGCAATTGCGTTACCTGCAGCAGCCGTCGTAGCGCTTGCATTTACAGGAGGAGCCACTGTGCCCATGGCTGTGTTGCTTAATGGCGCTTCACCAAAAGCACCATAATTTGAAGCGGTAGGTGCAAACGGGTTTGCAACATTCTGCGTTACCACCGCGCCATTAGGCATGGTAATTTGTTCAGGCAGTCCCCCACCCAACGTTATTTTTTTGGCTGCAAATGGCGATTCACCGGCAGGTGCTGCATTAGGATTGTTAAATACCTCAGGATTGGTTTTGGCCAACTCAGTACTGTAAGCATCGCGGGCCGTGCTTGTTGTAACGTTATCCCGCAATACATCCGTAGGTGCCGCTGGAGTTGGTGAAATAGCACCTGTAAACCTATCGAACTGACCACCAATAGTGGTTGGGCCCGTATAACTACCTGCCGCAAAAGCATCAGCACCGCCCATGACTCCCGCGCCAACGCCAGCAGTCAAACCACCAATTGCACCAGCCTTCAATGCTTGGCCAATGTTTCCGCCACCTAACAAAGTAGAACCAGCCGAGCCTACAAAACCGCTGACCGCGGCAACGGCAGCGGTAGAAGTAGCACCTAAAAAAGAAGCAGCAGCGGGGCCTAAGAAGAAGCCAAGGGCCACGGTCGTAACAATACGGCCCACCGTGCTGTTGACAAAACTTTTGACCGCTTTTCCAATGGACTTAAATGCCTTTCCAATAAATCCCAGAAAAAACTCAGGTAAACCTGTGACAGGATTAATTGTTCCGCTACCACCCTTGCGTCGCAGCATGCGTGCTTCGGCAGGGGTAATGTGGGCAAGCATGGTGTCGCCGTTGCGGCCATAACTTGCAATAGCCTTAGCCACAGGAGATAGCTCAGCAATACCACCTTTGGCAAATGCCTGCACACCGGTAGGCTCCCCAATCATCTGGTCCACGGCCATGTTCAAGGCAGCAAAGAATTGAGCATCAAACTGCTCCGGCAAGATCTCGTCAGGAGCGCCCATCTCTTTGTACTTGGCACGAATTTCGGCATACTGCCCGGGGTTAGCCAAAATCTCATCAACCATGTTGTTGAGCAAATCAAGAGCCTCTGGGGGCAGTTCAATTTGTTCTAGCGCAGATCTAAATGCCGCAACTTCTTCAGGAGCAGCTTGCTCCGCACTCGCCAACATTTGGTCGCCAAACGCCTTTGGCGATACAGTTTGACGCATCTGCTCATAGACCGCCATGGTATTAGGATCAGCAAACGGATTTGCAACTTGTTGTGTCATTTGTTCTCCTGTGGCAGAAACATCTCCGCCTTCCGCAAACAGCCCTACGGTTTTAGTCTTGTAATTTGGATTTTTAACGTATTGTTTTGTGCGTGGGTCTAGTATGTACAAACTGACCGTGTCTTTAATCTCTGGGTACTTTACGCCAGCGTTATTAAATTGCATAGGGCCGCTTAACAAGCTTTCATACTCCAACGTGCCGGGGTATGTGTTTGCAAAATAGTTTTGAAATCGCTTAGAAGCTTCATTGAATACGTCAGGGTTTGCTTGCGCTAATGCCAAAGTTTTGGGAGACATTGTGCTAAAGCCTTGACCCCTTGCAGTTTCAGCAGCTAAACGCTCGATTGGTGAAAGCAGTTGAGAACCGTAAACAGCCTGATTCGCGCCCATAGGTCTAGTTGGGTCACCAGCTAAAGCGTTTTGGTAATTTTCTATGGTCATGCCGTAGAAGTTGGCGCGGTTTGTTAAATCGTTACCCGCATCTTTACCCGATTGAATACCCGCAGCGCCCGCATAAGACTCATAGTTGTTAAAGTCCATCGGATTAACATAACCCGGACGCTGCATTTGCCATGATTCGAGCGCGTTTTTGCGCTCCATAGGGTCAGCTATCTTGGATAAATCAGGCTGACGTGCAGCCCATTGGTCTACGGTTTCGGCCATAAAAACCTCGTGGAATGGGGGTTGTTCAATAATATCATGTAGACGTCTTTATGCGAAGCATTTGGCTTGTTGCTTGTACACCATCTTGTGTATCTCGGTACACATCACCTAATCGTAAATTGGGCAAGTCGGCTTCCGTGGGCAGCGTATTTAAGTTTAAATTTAACGTAGCCGCACCTACATCCCCCGGATTATTAAGCTGCGCAAAAAACAAACGCAAGGTATTGTTTAATTGATCTTGGTACCTGCGCTCATACTCATTGGGAGCTAAAGGCAAATTGGGGGGACTAACATTAAGTTCAGCCATTTACCGTCTTCCGTCTTGTCTGATATCTATCCGAGGCGCGCCCAGTTGCCACTGTGTGTTCAATTGATTGGAGTCAATCTTAAATATCATCTGCCGCCCGCGCATGCGTGTAAATATTTGACCGGTAAATTCTTCAGTTATGACGTATGTACTGCCCTTGGCAACAGAACCGGATGCGCTGCTTGTAGTACCTGAACCGGAGTTGGACAGGCCAAACAAAGTCATGGTAACCGCAGGAATAGCACCTGCAGGAGAATTTGTAGAATCCCCAAACGTCAGATCAGGCAGCACGCGCCACACAAACGCAAAGTTGTGGCCATCACCTATGTCCAGTTCCGATGAGGAAATAAAAGCATTAAGGGCTATCGGAGTGCCTGTTGCGTTGTCGTTCAGACCGTTTTCGTGCTCCACAATGTTGCCCGTAGTATTTGGCTGATATGTAGTGGCTAATGGATAGTCACGCAAACCTGAATCAAGCCACGCTGTTCGTGCCATTGTGCCGTAATACCATATCTTTTCTTCGTAGTTATAGATAACGTAGCGGTCAATTGTGGTGCTTGCTTCTGAACAATAGAACCACCATATCTCATTAAAGCCCTCATTGACACCCGCAAACACTTGCAGGTTTTGATCTTTATTAATGTCTGAAAAAATAAACCGGCGCAAGTCACAGTTAAGTGTTTGCACACGGCCGTCATACATGTAAAACTTGTCTACACCCATCCAGTACACAACGCCAGAAGCTACAGCTACCGCATTTGGGCCATAAATAGAGAGGCTGTCAGCAAGAAGCTGAGTTCCCCAAACAAAGGGAGGACCAAGATACTGCAGTGAATACAAAGAGGAATCGGTAAAGACCACAATCTCTTGCCGCGTCTGTGCTGCGGTAATAATTTCAGAACCATGCGATAAACGCACACTTCCCGCTTGGTTGGTAGCTGTAGGGGTCCAGTTAAAAGGATCCTCTTGTCCGCACCAACGAATTAGCATGGGATCAAGCGTCGCACTGCCGTAATCATTCACGCCAAAAGTTAAAATAAAACGTGATGCGTCTGAAACAATTAGAGTGTTGACAACCGTAGGCACATCGACAATTAAAGACACTGTGCCGGTGCCCGCAGATGCGGTATTGACCAACGCGTTAGAGCTATCCAATAACTTAAAAGTTAAACCGCTAACTTGAGTTACAGTATATGTGGTCGCTGCAGCCACACCTGTTGGCAAAGAACAACCCGAGAACTGCAGTCGTGCGCCCTCTGTGTATGCAACAGTTGAGGTCACCACAGTCGGCGAAGCGTTTGTAAAGCTTACCGTGCCACCAAGGGTATTGAGTAACACACCGCGAGTAGTTAATCCACCAGTAGCATCCCAATAGTAAAGACCGCCGCCGCGAGGGTTAAAGACCAAATCTTCACCAAAGTTTTGTTGACTCCACAAACGCAGAGCTATTAAGGTTCCTACGCCGTTGCCCCATGTGCCAAGGCCCCACCCACCTGCGCCCCATCCGACCAAAGGAACTTGTTCTGCTGGGCCAACATTGATTTGGTATGCGGCTACTACAGAAGCACCACCCCCGGCACCCGCTGCATCTGTTGCATTGGCCGTGGCTGACGCTGTAAACGTGTAGGTGTTAGCGGTTAAAA